CTGGCTTACTTGGTGGTGTTATGCAAAATCGTGCGGCAGCTGGTGCCGCTTCTAAACAAATGAACTTTCAGGAGCGCATGAGTAACACGCAATACCAAAGAGGTATGGCTGACATGCGCGCCGCTGGTCTCAATCCAATGCTGGCATATAGCCAAGGAGGTGCGTCTTCACCTGGCGGAGCGTCTTACAGTCCTGTTAATGTCGGTTCTGCTGCTACTCAAGGCGGTTTAACCGGTATGCAAATTGCTCAAACAGCAGAAAATATCAATTTACTCTCTGAGACCGCAAAAACTAAAGCGTCTGAGACTTCTCTTAACTATTCTCGCGGCATGAAATTAATGGCCGACGAAAATCTTACATGGGCACAGGTCCAACAAACACGCGCGGTAATTGAAAAGGTTAATCAAGAAATACAACAAATAATGGCTAATACTGATGCTGTGGAGTATGAAAATACTCTACGATCAATCATGTCTGATTTTTATCAATCCGCGGAATTCGCAGGAATTGCGCAAAAACTCGGTGTAAGACCCGATACTTTAAAAGGCATATTTGCCGCTTTCTTCTCAAAAAAAGGAAAAAGATAATGGCTGAAAAAAAAAGCTACGTCCTGGCGACGTAGTATTTACTCAAAAATCATTGACTCAGCAACACTTAAAGGATCAATGCAATATCAATAAAATAATGGCCAAGTATGAACAAACTGGCCAAATTCATCACGTAAATCAACGCGCAGCACAATACGGTGACTTTTCTAAAGTCTCCGATCTCATAAGCGCCTTTGAGCAAGTTGAAGGCGCTAATGAGCTCTTCATGGAGCTCCCAGCTGAAACTCGCGCATTCTTTCAAAATGATCCTTTCAAATTCGTAGAATATTGCTCAAATCCAGAAAACATCGAAGTACTTCGAGAATTGGGCCTGGCGGAGCCTGCCCCAAAAAATGTCGACGAAATTCCAAAAACAAAAAATAATGAGGAAAAACCTACCCAGGAGGTTGACGAAAAAGACCAAATCTGATACCCTCAAAAACTTCCAAACATCGACTCACGATGAAAAGGCACCGGGGAAGTTATCCACAAGTCCACAGGTCATAAACTGCGGTCGCCCCCACGGCAGACAAGCAGCTTTATAGGCCTGTGGGCCCTGTGGTTAACTTACCTTCCCCGGGGCCCTAATCAAAGCTCATAGCTATGTCGAAAATTCAGATTTCTAAAAAACAAAAAATCCTGGTTTACAGGTCAGAACAGTTCTATACTTGATCTAACTGTTCTAGGTGACACCAAAGGGGGCACCAAAATGCGTTATCGCAAAAAAATGAATCGTCGGACATCCAGGAAAAACTTCAGACGTGGTGCAAATCGCATCCACGTAAAAAACATGCCTCGTCGTAATCCAATGCGCGGCGGTATCCGGCTATAAATGCCATGTTACAAACCAGTTACCGCGTTTCGATCGCCTGCTAAAATCAATGGGAAGTACAAAGTATTATTTAATACTGCTCCCGCTGATTTTCTTAATATCCAGTTGCCATGTGGGCAATGTATCGGTTGCAGGCTTGAACGTAGTAGGCAATGGGCTGTGCGCTGCATGCACGAAGCCCAAATGCACCAAGAAAACTGCTTTATCACCTTGACCTATTCTGATGACCAGCTCCCCAACGATAGGTCATTACATAAACACCACTTTCAGAAATTCATGAAGCGGTTACGAAAAGCGATCGCTCCAAAGAAAGTCAGATATTATATGTGTGGAGAATATGGCGACAACACCAAACGACCTCATTACCATGCATGTCTATTTGGGTATGACCCTAGCGACAAGGTATTATACAGAACAAGAGATGGAATCAATCTTTACAGTTCTGCAGGTCTTGAACAAATATGGGGAAAAGGGTTCGTCACAGTCGGTGACGTTACCTTTGAGTCCGCAGCTTACGTTGCTCGATATGTTACAAAAAAAATTACAGGCCGAAAGGCTGATGCTTTAGATGAAATCGGCCTAAAACATTATGAATGGCTTTGCCCTATTACTGGAGAGATAACAGAATTACAATCTGAATATACGGCAATGTCTTTAAAACCGGGTATCGGTAAGACCTGGCTAGATAAATATGATTCTGATGTCTATAATCATGATCATGTGATTGTAAATGGTAAAAAATGCCGGCCGCCAAGATATTATGATAAATTATTAGAATCTTATGATTCTGAAAAGCTCGAAGAGCTTAAAAAAAGCAGACAGGAAAAAGCTGTTCTGCATGAAAAAAACAATACCCTTGACCGTTTAATGGTCAGGGAAAAGGTTCAAAATCAACGCTTTAAGCAACTTAAAAGGACACTATAATGAAGATGTTCACAGTTTATGATTCAAAAGCCGAGGCATATATGCTGCCATTCTTTGCAAAATCAACAGGCGAAGCTCTGCGAACATTCTCTGATACCTGCCAGGATAAAAGTCATATCTTTGCAAAGCATCCTGAAGACTTTACCCTGTTTGAACTGGGTACCTGGGACGAACAAACTTCAAATTTCGTAGTTTACGAATCAAAAAAATCACTCGGCATCGCTCTCGAGTATGCACATGACTTGCTGGATGATACTGATCAGCTAAAACTTGCTTAGATTTACTGAATGATACTGATCAGTTAAAACTTGCTTAAAGGTAAAAATGCCATGAAATCAGTAATGACTCACAGATTCAGCCAGGTCCCTAAGGCTGATATTCCTCGTTCACAGTTCAATCGATCTCATGGACATAAAACAACCTTCGATTCTGGATATTTAATTCCTATTTATCTGGATGAAGCATTACCAGGTGATACTTTTAATATGAAATTCAATGCGTTTGCCAGAATGGAAACGCTTCTAAAACCAATCATGGATAATATTTACCTGGATTGGTTTTTCTTTGCTTGCCCATATCGTTTGGTATGGGATAACTGGGAAAAATTCAATGGAGAGCAAGACAACCCTGGCGACAGTACTGACTTCATTATTCCGACTCTTACGAGCCCTCCTGCTTCTGGGTATGATCCTCTTAGTGTCAGCGATTATTTTGGTATTCCTCCTGGCATCCCTGATTTAGAGCATTCGGCACTTTGGCACAGAATGTACAATTTAACTTGGAATCAATGGTTTCGTGATGAAAACCTTCAAGATTCAGTGCCATTTTCAAAAGACGATGGGCCGGATGATTCTGCTGATTATACACTTCTGCGTCGTGGTAAAAGGCACGATTATTTCACTTCGTGTCTCCCTTTCGCTCAGAAAGGCCCAGATGTTCTATTACCCTTAGGTGCACAAGCACCTATTAAGATGGATATACTTGCTGGTGGAGCAAATAATTTAGTCGCATTTAACGATGAAACTGATAATCCCTATACGGTTAGGCAAGATGGTTTATCAGCAACTGCTGTATTCTTGTCAAGTGCACAAGATGCAGGACAAACACTAGCATTTGCTGATTTAACAAATGCTACTTCAGCAACAATTAATACTATTCGTGAAGCTTTTCAGGTACAAAAACTATATGAACGTGATGCACGTGGAGGTACTCGTTATACCGAGCTTGTACTTAGTCACTTTGGGGTTAGCTCACCTGATCAACGCCTACAGCGTGTCGAAGTACTGGCAACAGGAACCACACCAATTACAGTGCACCAAGTTGCCAGTCAGTCAGATTTACAAGCAATAAATCCTGATGCTCCACCTCAGGCTAATCTCGCTGCTTTCGCAACTGCTTCTGTCGGTGGCAAGGGATTTGTAAAATCCTTTACCGAGCATGCCTTGATTATGGGAATGGTCAGCGTTCGCGCTGATCTGACATATCAACAGGGATTGAACCGCATGTTCTCGCGGTCAACCCGGTTCGATTTCTACTGGCCTGCTTTTGCACACCTTGGCGAGCAAGAGGTACTTAACAAAGAAATATTTGCACAAGGTTCTCTTGCTGCTACTGACGATGATGTATTTGGTTATATTCCAAGGTATGACGAAATGCGTTATAAGCCTTCAATAATTACAGGTAAATTCAGATCAACTGATCCGCAACCACTTGATATTTGGCACTTATCACAAAACTTCACTAATTTACCGACTTTGTCGGCTCAATTTATCGAAGATAATCCGCCAATTGATCGCATTATTGCGGTACAAGACGAGCCTCAGTTCATATTTGATTCTTATTTTGATCTAAAATGTGCTCGTCCTATGCCTACTTATGCAGTGCCTGGGTTGGTAGACCACTTCTAGTGCCGTTTCCATTATTAGCAATAGCCGGTTTAGCCGGCGCTGGAGCTGGCTTACTTGGTGGTGTTATGCAAAATCGTGCGGCAGCTGGTGCCGCTTCTAAACAAATGAACTTTCAGGAGCGCATGAGTAACACGCAATACCAAAGAGGTATGGCTGACATGCGCGCCGCTGGTCTTA